TCCATAAGCTGCCTCCTTCATGTCCTCCGAGTGGGAGGGGCCGCCGGCCCAGCCGATCACCAGCTTGTCCCGGCGGGGACGTTGCAGGGCTAGCAGCGATTCGTCGATACGGTTGCGGCACACGGCGACCCGGGGATTGAGTCGTCGCATCCGCTCCGCCAAGGGCTCAACACTGGTCGTGACCAGATCGGCGCTACGAATGCAAAACTCGAAGCTATCTCTAGACGTGGCCGCGTTGTAGTCGCCGAACGCTGGATTGTGAGACTCCAGTTCAAACGGATCATCGTCCAATTCGTACACGCGGCGGCAGTGCTTCGCGAGTTGGCGCCACCAAGAATGAACAGCGGGGGCTTCCGCCGAAGTGGCGGTGCCGGCCATGTGGGAGACGATGATGTCGGCGCCGTCCGGTTTGACCAGAGTGGTGGACGGCTCGCAGGACGTTTGGTGGCCGTGGCGGCCGAGTTCGTCGATGGGGCCGCGGATGCGGTACCAGCCGCCGCCTTCCCGCATGTGGTAGAGCCCTTTGATTTTCACCAGTGTTGCTCTACTTTGTGCCAGCCGGGGGCGTCGTCGTCGAACCAGTTCATGCTTGGGGTGCTTTTTTTGGGCGCCCCGGCCCCCGCTTCGCGGGAACAGCGGTTTCCACTGGAGTGTCCTCGTCGGGGACGGCGCGTTCCTCCCCCAACGGTTCGGCGAGGCCAACGCGGATGTAGCGTTCGGCTTCGTCCCCAACCTCGACGATGTCGCCGCGCTGGGCGCCGGCGTCGTTGCCGTGGAAGGTGCCGGTGATCGTTTGCCGCATCCGTACTTTCGTCAAAACGGCTCCCTTCTAGGGTGGGTGACCGCCCGGCGGGGCGGCATACTGCCCGCCGGGCGGCCACGGCAATGGTTACGAGGTCGGGCAGACGTACACCTTGATGGCGTTGGTGTCCACCAGGATCCCGTCGGTACGCATCAGCGCTCTGAACGAAATCAGGTCCGTGCCGAATGCGAATTCGTCCGATCTCTCGAATCTCAGCGGGGTGACATCCCTGATGTAGTAGGCGGAGAAGTCGCCGAACGCGATGGGTTTCTTCCCCGACCCGAACAGGTCCATCGCCGGGTTGGCGTACACCGGTTTACCCAGGATGGTGTCGGGCACCCCGGCTTGTAGTGAGGGTTCCCAGATGAACCTGCCGAGGGTGTCTTTGAGTTTCCGGACGATCTTGATGACGCCGTCGTTCATCATCCAACTAGCGCGGGGGCGGTACTGCGGGATGACGGAGTGGTACATGTTGACGAGGATGTCGGCTCCGTAGTCCCCGCCGGTGGCTGTCGGTAATCCGACCAGGCCGCCGGCGCCGGCGGCGCCGGTCATGGCGACGGTGGCGTTCGACATGAACCCGGACGGTTGGGTGGCCGCCGTACCACTGACGTAGGCGCTGTTGGTGGCGATACCGATGTTGCGTCCCGCGGACTGCGCCAAGTATCCGACCAGGTCGAAACCGACATCCGTGGCGAGTTCTTTGGACACCTGGATGAGTTTGCCCAGCTTGTGCGACCCCAACGTCGCCGACGTCAAGGTGGGGTCGGAAGCGGACAGGGTGCCACCTTCAGCGGTCCACAGCGCCGCACCCTCCGCCGAGCTGTACGGGATCAGGATATGCTCACCGGTCGTGGTGGAGATGACGGTGGCCCCGGCCTGCCGAATGCTGCTGGTGTCAACCAAATAAACAGATGAAGCTGGTGGGCATCGCCACACCGGAGACTTGCAGGGTGCGGCGTTCCACCACACTGGGCATCGGCACGTCGTAGGTGCGGGTTTCGCCCATCACGAACCGGCGCAGCTCCTCCAACTCCTGCTCATAGGACACGGTGGTGGGTACCTGGGGTTGCCAGTCGCCGCGGGTCGCCAGTTGCGCGCCCTGCGGTGCGGCGGGGCGACCGCGGATCTCGGCGACGGTGTCCTCCAACGCTTTAGCCCGCTTCTCCCCCGCTAACAGGGCCTGGCAGCGTTCGTCCAACTTGACCATTTCGGCGTCCCACTCGTCGAACTGGCGCTGCTCCTCCCCGCTCATTTCGCGTTGCTCCTCGAACGCCAGGTCCGCGAGGGCGGTGGCTTTCTTCCAGCACTCGAATCTGCGCTCTTTCAGGTTTTCGATTGTCGATGGCACGGCAGTGTCCTTTCACACTGGTGTGGGGTGAGGTGGTCTGTGCCGGCCTCGATAATGGTGCGGCCAACCCGCACGCGGGTTGGTGGGTGGTGGCTCTGCCGGCCACCCAGCCAACCCGGAAAACACTTACCTGGCTCGCACGATGGGATCTTTGGGACGTTTACCCATCATGTACATCCGCGCCTTCGCACCGGACATATTGCGTTTGGGGGCGCCACCGTCAATGTCAGTGAGTGCGAACAGTTTCCGCAGCTCCCGCTGCTCAGCCAGAGTGAACACGTCTTCTTCTGGGACACCACGGGCACGCGCTAGCGACCGAAGTGCGCAGGTTGTGCTTTCATACGCTGGTGTCACTACTGGGGCGACGTCGATCAGCTTGCCCTGCACCAGGGTACGCAGCGCGGTGCCGGATTCGGTGTGGTCCCAGTCCTCGTCGGTCACGATGAATGCGAACGACGATTGGGTAATGTCGCCGCGGGAAACCAACTCCATCACGTCGGCGCGGTGCTCAGGAACGTCCACCGTGTAGTCGAGGCCCTGTTCGTCGGTCTGCAGCCGCAGTGTCCCCGAACGAGTCGTACCGAGCAGGTACATGTCGTCATGGTTGTAACGGCAGACAACGCCGGCGCCCTGACCGGGCCAGCCGTCGGCGCGGCTCTTGGCGAAGAAACTGGGGGCTATGCGTTCAATGAAACTTCCCAAGGCCCGACTATCACGGTTGTATAACGCGGCGTAGCCGCCGATTTGGCGTTTGTTGCCTTCGTGGCGGACCTCAACGGTCAGGATCGTATTACGGCGCTCAATCTCATTGTCAGGAGCGCCGCGGTCGCCGCTGTCGTCGGAGAACTGGATGCCGTACTTCTTGCCGGCCGCCTTGATCTTCGCCTTGATCGACGCAACTTCCTCCGGGGTGTAACCCTTCTGATTCTTCGGCATATTGATATAACTCCACGCCGCACGCACCCTGGATTCGTTGTTGATCGGATACTTGTGGTTCTTCGGATCCGCATAAGCCACGTCGCCGTACTGCGATTCGTGGTCGGTAGGCGCGTCAGCCATGATCGTTGTGTTCCTTTCATCCAACGTCTACGGGTTGCCCATTCGGGTGGGTCCATCGGGATCGGCTGGCAGCTGGACTCGGGGTAGCTTTCGTGTTCGCGGCGCCGCCGCCAGCTGAGGGGCGGGTGGAACCGTTGGTGGGCTGCCCGTTCGACGACGGCGCCGCGGGCGGCGAAGGGGGGACGGGCGCGGCCCGCGGCGCCAAGTTATACGAAGCCCTGACCTCGTTCTGATCTTTCCACCCGAGCTGTACAGTCCCCAACGACAGCGCGTCGATCTCCGCGCGGGTCTTCGCATCCACCCGAATAAACTCATTAGTATCGAAACGCACGAAATAACCGCGAGGAAAACACGTAGAAAACGCGAATTCATACTTCGTCAACCAAGGACGGAAGGTATACGTCAAAGAATCCATGTTCTCCTGCTCAACCGACGAGTAAGTCATGGAATCTCCTGTCATACCGCCGATTTTGTGCGGCGGCACCCCGTAAACGACGGCGATCTGCGTAGCGGTCATCTGCGTCGTCTCGATGAACCTGGCTTCGTGCGGGGAGATGGTGATCGGGGTGTATTCCCAATCCATCCCGTAGACCAAGGGTTGCCGGTTGTGCATGCGGCGCGCCATCCGGTTCCCGATTTCGACGGCATCCTCCGGTAGCACCTTCTGCGTGGTGTTCCTAAAAGTGCCGGGCGGGACGCCGCCCTGCTCAAACCACTGCGCCGCATACCCTTGGGCGTCTAAACCGACCTGGGCGATGGTGGCATACGCCGCCAACGGCGACAAACCACGAACACGCCAGGGCAGGCAGAACCACGGAATATGCAGCAAATCAGCCGGATCCATCGGCCGGCCCCACCAATACCACCGCGGATCCACATAACTCCCGGGACCTTCGATAGCCCGGTCCAGGGTGACCACGTTGATGGGGTTGAGCCATTCGATCATGGTGGGGAACCCGAACCGGTCCCGCTGCGTGATCAACCCGATGCCATTTCCGTCGGTGCAGTTCGAGATGACCAGCTTTGATAACCAGTCGACGAGGGTTCCGTGGATGCTGGGGTTTTGGAACAAGCTCGGGGTGGGCTGTCTCTCCGCTATCTTCGTGCCCGGCTTCAACTTATACAACCCCAACCCCGGGGCCATCGCCGAAATATTATCCGCCAAAAACTTGATCGCCCCCCACACCGGCACCAGCCGCAAAGCACCCTCAGCCGTCAACCCCTGCCACGGCGTCGGGCCGCCCTGCGCCCACTCCGGACCACCCATCGGCATCCACGGCAACGAATCAATACTGCGTTGCTCCTCCACCGACTTACGGTTAAACGGCCACATCAGAGCACAGACTCCAAAACGTTATAAGGCACATCCGCCAACACCTTCCACCGGTGAAACGCCGCCGCCGCCGCCACCAACGGAGAGATGTCCGTCTGGAAATCGTCGCGGTCCCACGTTTCCGCGTCCCCCATCCGCCGGGTCCTCGCGTTCGCCACCGCGTTATCCAAATCCGGCTGCCCGACATGGCACACGGTGCCCTGCGTGACCGCAGCCTGGAAAGCTGTGCAGGATGCGGCGATGTCGACGCCGGTCATCTTCTCGAACTCCACCCCGGCCTGGGTGAGGTCCCCGGCGAGCCCTTTAGCTTCCCCAGCGGTCAAGGACACTTCCACCACATCATTGGTCGCGCACAGCTCAGCGACCTCCCCCGCCCCCCCCCCCCCCCCCCCCCCCCCAACCCCCCAAAACCAAAGACCGCCCAACCCGGGCCCAACCCCCCCCCCCCAAAGGGCCCCCCCCCCCAAAAGCGGCCCA